TTGGTAATTTCCTGCCAATGGCATTCTTGCGCTCCGGTAATACGCCAGTAACGCCAGTGCCGAGCGGATGTGTCCTGCTTGACTATGCGCTCACAATATACATTATCTCACAGACGGGGATTGCCAAGACAAAGCACCACGAAGACTTGATCTTTGCTTGCGCACATAGCTTGATGCAAGACCTCGACATGGGCGGGACGGCGTATTCGGTAAATCTATCTGAGCTTTACTTCAACGACTCAATTCCGTATGTCACCGACGCGCAACCGCAAAACAGCATACAAACAAGCTCAATAACATTATCAATACAAATAAAGGACTCACGACTATGAAAATGAAATCAATCAATGATAAGCCCATTTACGGCGTTTACGATGGCAAAGCGTATCTGCTGGACGGCGAGCCAAGAGACTATCCAGAAGCCGTCAAAATGGCGTATGCCGACATCTTAATTGACGCGTCTCCTGCACCAAAAGCGAAAGCAAAAGCTAAAGACGCAATCCCTGAAACTACAACAACAGACAACCCAAATGGAGGCTTAGATGGCTAATAGATTTGGAAATCAATACAGAATCGCTATTGGCGAAGAGACAAGTTACGGTAGCGGATTCACACAGATGAGCGGATCGCCTGCAGTCGGAAGCGTGGCATGGACTGATCTGCTTGTCCATTCCGGCGTTATCAATATGACGCCCACAATCAATACTGCCTCAACGACATACAAAAGCGGATTGACCGTATCGCATCCCTGTGAAGAAGTGCAGACTACCTCGATGGGAACCGTTACCGTTTCTGGCGATGCAACTCTTGACATCCTCGAAAAATATATTGGCGGGGTGATGGTTGAACGCGCATTTCCACCGGCTATGGTGTTTCCCGCAAACACTGCAGACATACCCTCTTTCGTGCTGTATCAAATTTGGGATGATGCTCCCTCTGAAGGGAAATTCAAAGTTAATCGTGTCAAGGGCGCAAAATTGCAACAGCTTGTCATTACCGGCTCACAGGGTGGACTTATCCAATTTGAGGCGACATTCGAGACGCAGACCGTAGAGCGCGAAGTAGAGCAAAGCATAACTGGCATTGATCCCGGAAGAAGCTGCGGAAAACCGCTTCAGTTTGGCAATGTAACTGCGACTTTGGCGATGGGCAACGAGGCAACCGCATTAGACACATTCTCCATAACATTCACAAACGAGTTTACTGCTGATGCGTCAAAATTTGCTAATAATATGACGCTGTTCAATCCGCATATCATAAAACAAAGCGGCGAGATTAGCTACACCTGTAATTACGACAGTGCTGGAGCGGAAAAAAACCTAAGCATTATAAGCGATCCAAACACGATTAATACCGACACGATAACTATAATGTCTGGAGCAAATTACTTTCAGGCTGTTATTCTCAGTATCGCAACATCGCTTGATCTGCCGGACGTTGAGCGCGATTACTTCAAACTTAACTACACAGGTCGCATTATAAGTGATGGCGTAAGCAATGTGCCAGAAGTTAATATCACAAACGCATAGGAGATAAACAATGAGCAAATTCAAAAACTGTTTCGCTACGGCGAATGATATGCGCGACTATGATATCGTCATTGACGGTGAGATCGTAGCGAAGGCGCATACTCTGACGATTCAAGATAAAGCGGAAATCGAGCGCTTCAGCATATCGAAAACGCACACATTGGAAGGCATGAAGATTGACATAAACTCAAATATGCACATGCTCTACACCGTTCTAAAGGCAATTGACTCGTGGATTATTGACGAGCCGCTAAATGAAGAGAACCTTGGCAAACATCCGATGCTTCTGCAAATGTTCAATGCTGTAAGTGCGCATGAAGAGAAAGTTGCGCAAATGGTGCTTGGTAATGAAAAAAACTAATCAGATCGGTAGAGGTTTTACATCGCACGGACCCTACCGATCCATTCCGAGATAATAATATGAAAACTTCCATGTGCCGTCACTGCGAATTAGACCAAACCTGCGAAAAACTAAAGGATTACCCTAAAATCAGTCCGCTATCCGCGTGGCTGATTAAGTGGCATTATGAAATTGAGGCAGGATTTGCGATCTATCCGCGTGGCGGCTCGTGGGAAAATCAACCGCAATGGTTCATTGACGGGATATCATTAGTGCGAGCAACGGTGGCAAAAGTCCAAAAAGAACTATCCGAAAAAGAGAGTAGAAAACGTGGCAGATTATAGCGGAGAACTTAAATACAGAGTAACGGTTGACGGTGCAGAGGCTTCACAAGCAAAGCTAAACGGATTGGGCGCATCGTTCAAGAGCATCGCTTCGACCGTCGCAGCAAGTGTTGCAGCGATGGTGTCATTCCGGAACGCAATCGAGTTTGCTGGCAAGGCAATGACAAATTACGAGAATGCGATCCAAGCGACACGCCAGCTTGACGCGACCCTGGTGTCCACCGGCAGAGCAGCAGAATTCACATCGGAAGAACTCAGTGATATGGCTTCAGAGCTGCAAGCGCTAAGCAATTTTGGTGATGAAGACATACTGCAGGGCGTAACGCTGCAACTGCTTCGCTTTGATGCCATCAGTAAGGATATCTTCCCTCGCGCACAGCAGCTTGTAATTGACCTTGCCGAATCTATGGGCGGCGTAGAAAACGCTGCAAGAACTCTTGGCATATCTTTGGCGGACCCGGCTCTTGGTCTCACGCGCCTGCGCAGAATAGGTGTGGCTTTTAATTCCACACAGGAAGCGCAAATCAAAAACTTTATAGAAACAGGTAGGGTAGCGGAAGCACAAGCGGTTTTGATGTCTGCGTTAGAGGAGCGTTTTGGCGGATTGGCTTTGGCGTCTGTATCTGCGACCACACAAATGAAAAATGCTTGGGGCGATTACTTAGAAAGCGTTGGATCTTCGCTCTCCTTTTTCGATGGAGTCAAGCGCGGCATTACTGCAATGTTGGTCAGTGTAGCGGGGGCGCACGATGTTACATCGAAATCCGCTCAGCTTGCTGCGCTGGAAACACAAAAAGCTTGGGGTGAGGCAACAATAAACGTTGGCAATATTGTAGCCGATATATCTACCGGAGTTGTTGCTGTTATACATGGCGTGATCAAGGCGTTTGATTTTGCCGGGAAGGCGATCCCCAAAGCGCTTAGGCTCGCTATGGATGGGTCGTATTTAGTTGTTGCGTCTTCTATGAATTCTATCGTTGGCCTAATTGTCGCACCAATCGAAGGCTTGTTTAATGGTATTGATGCAGTTTATGCCAAAATAACTGGGAAATCGCTTGGTATTACCAATGCCTTTGATGCTGTCCGCTTCGATGTTACCGAGATAAGGGCAGACATCGCCAGCAGTGCAGACGATCTTTCTGTGTTATGGAAAGATGTTAAGGAGTTTTATCGCACGTGGGGAGATGTTGTCTCCGGTATCGCGACAGGAAAATTTAGCAACGTAGACGAACAAATTAAATTGCTGCGCGAAGGCATTGACGCACAGCGCAAAGCGATAGAACAAGGGCTAACCGGGATTGATGTTCCTGATTTGGATTTCGGAGACAAAGGTAATCTCGGCGATATGGGCGGTATGGGCGGTATGGGCGGGGATATTGCGCAAATTAAAAACTATTATGATACTGTAATGGCATTAAATAATAGTACATCGCAGCAGATCATGGATAAATACAACGAAATGCGTGCTGCGCTTGGCGAATATTTGCGCGCCAACACCGAAAGTCAAGAAGAGTATCAAAACAAGCTTAGACTTGGTCTGGCGGAAATCGCCAAAGCAGAAACGCAAGAGCTAATGGCAGAACGTGAAAAACAGCTATCTGATTTAAGAGAGTTTGTTGATGCAGTGAGCGGGCTAAATGCTTCCGAAATTGACGTCATTAAGAGAAAATATGCGGAAATGCGCACCGAAGCTGAAGGGTTTTACAGTGAAGGCTTGATTTCAGAACAGGCATACCAATCCGCGCTTGCGCAAATACAGCAGGCTGAAGGGGAAGAGATAAAATCATTTGAACGGCAAAGACTGGATTTTCGTGTTCAAACTCTTGCCGGGATTGCGGGATCAGAAAGCTCATACATGGCAGAGCGGCTAAAACAGATCGAACTTGAAACTGAGAACCTCAGAGAAGCCGGATTGACAGAAGTTGAGATTGAGGCGTGGAAGCAGCAGCAGATAGCTGAGCTTGAAGAAAAGAACCGCATAAAAAAAGAAGAATCGTTGTCTGAATATGAGCGCTATGTTCTGGGCTCCAATAAGCGGATAATGGACACGCTGGAAAGCTCTCTTGCCAACTCACTCGCAGACATGATTTCCGGGACCAAATCCGCGCTCGATGTGTGGAAGTCTCTCTGGGCAAATGTAGCCCAAGCTATCATTGCAGAGATCAGTAAAATCATAGTCAAGGCATTGTTTGCCAATACGCTGCTAAAAAGTCTTGGAATAGCAACGGGCAACATTGCCGCCTTTATAAAAAAAATACCGGCGTTTTTCGGAATAGGCACCGGAGCACTTATATCCGATGATGACATAATCTTAAATCACATTATAGGCACCGGAGCAATGACACAATCTCAAGGCTTCATTGGCCCCGTGAACCAAGCCGATTTTGATCCGTTCGCGATACTTTCCGCTATCGATAATAATGCGAACCAAACCACAAGTGCGCTTGATGAGCTGAACAACACAATCATGAATTATAGCATTATTCCACAACAGCAATCAATTGACCTTTCCCCTCTGGCACATTTATTGGATTCAATCATGTTGGCACGGCAGGAACGCACAGACCTCCAGAGCTACGGAGTAACCGAAATGATGACAAACACAGTAATCCGGCAAGAGCGGGATAATCGTGCGTTAGATTCGCTCTCAGAGCGCATTGAGAAGCTTGCCACGGCAATAGAAAACAATAAGCCACAGATTTACACTCAGGTAATTGAAGGCGTCCCATTCCATAATGCAATTAGAAGAGCGGCGGCGGTGGCAAATGAATTATAGACTGATCTACCGCCTATGGAAATTTGGGTTTGGCGGTTATACGTCGTCAGTAGTTGCAATATTCGACGATCTGATTGATGTTGATATTACACCCTTGAACGCGAATACTGATGATCTTTTTTCGTTCTCTGGGCGCAAATGCACCATAAAAATGCCCTATGATGATAACGCTAAATCTTTATTTTATGATAATGATAATCCAAATGCGGTTTATCCAGATTATATGCGCGGGCAGTTCGATCTGGTAGATTTAGACGATCCTGGTGATTCCATTGTGTTTCGTGGCATGGCAAAGCTTGAGTTCATTGAGATTGACGAACTGCGCTCAGAGATCAAGCTCCGCCTTTCTGATGCGCTCGATGTGTGGATTGACATTGCTAAGCACACTGATTTTACAGTCCCAGAAGGGGATGTCAAGACCGTTGCCATGCGCGTGAGAAGTGGAGACTACACCGTTGTTGATTTTATGCGGGAAATAATGACCGGGTTTCCAACCCAAATGCGGGACATTGACCTGTTTCACTTCAAGGCAATTTATGCGCAGAACGTCAACCTTGTATTTAATCAATATGCAAATGATTTTATGCAGTGGCCTACCAACTCAAGCCTATCGTCTACGGCTATGTTTGCGTCTCAATTCGGTGGTTACATGTGGCAACCTGAACCCGATGTCATTAAATTTACACTGTTCTGGGTGTTTCGCGAAAACATGTACGCATGGGAACTTGGTCTAATGGCAGAAATCCGCGCGTGGGCTGCCAAGGTGTATCTCGCTAATCCGTTCCAGCCCATAGAGGAAGATTCTGGATATATCCGCAACATCGGGAACGAAGCTGACCTAAAGCTACGCCTTAGCAGAGCACAGCTATATCCGCCAAGCGTATTAAACCAAATTAAAGAGCTTGATCTTTCCAGATCGCCTTTGTATGGAGGTGATGAGCTTCCCTTTAAGCCGTCCGGGCCGCTCTATCCTGAAACAATACCTTTTAGCATTGGCTATGCAAACGACGTATTCAATTATAGCGGATATATTCAGCTTGATCCAGTTATGATCCCACCCGGATCATATAACTATGCAAAGATACTGCGAGCCATGATAATGGCAAACAGGCTTGCTGTTTTTTCCGGACCCGATGCGATAACGATAAAACAACATCTAATCGATCCAACAGCGGATACATTGGAAGCTACTGCTATATCCGATGATGACATAACGCATCTACAAATCCGGGGAACGCTGGGCAAAATGAACACGCTTGACGATATTAGCGCACTTGGCGGAGCGAGCGCCTTGATTGTTCCGCTTCAACAGATATATAGAAACATATTAGGGAACTTCCGTAAACAAATAAGCTTTTCCGTGCGTTCAAGCATAGCAAACAATCTACAGATGTTCAGCAAGATAAGTATTGACGGAAAAGTATATTTTGTAACATCAATTGGATATCCAAATGACAACGGGACAACAGAAATAATTGCAATGGGGGAGAGATAGATGAGAATGATTTGGGGCTTTGGCGGAGCTAAATTTTCGCAGCCTGGTAACGAGCTATACACAAAAACATTCCCGAACGCAATCGGCACAATGTGGGTAGAAGAGGAGTCATCGTCATGGATTACGCGCAGCTGGAAAAGCGTCAAGGTCGTTCATGGCTATCGCGTATATATGCGCATCCGGTTATTCAATGTCGATTTAGGCATGAATAATGCGCGCCAAATTACCGGGCTGTTCAATATTCTATCAAACTGCCACGAAAGCGGGATTATGGTATATCCGCGATATAGCGAAGCGACGGGATCTATCCAAGGATATCTTTGCCATTTAAGCGGCAACATCTCTCCGCAGGATATTGCCAATGTTCCGGTCGGGCAATGGATTGATCTCGAATTTAAGAGCATTAATCTGGTGAGCCGCATACCAACCGCAAGCGATTATCCGGACTACTATAACTTGATAACCACCAATGGTGACAACATAACTACAACAAACGGTAACAATATTACAGTGAGGAAACACTAATGTTAGACATAACAATTCAAGATCTTGATCTAATTACATCGCCATTGCTTTTGGCGAATGGTGATATTTTCCACTTTCAAGATGTATTGGATGCATACACCGACAAGGTAGCAGCTTTATCGGCAATAGCAGAATTTATTTTGCGGGAGAAAAGCATCCCTTCTGTGGGAAGCGAAATTGTGACCGATTCGGCAACACAAACCTTGACAAATAAAACGCTTACATCGCCTAAGATCAATAGTGCCACTACGATCACCGCTAATGGCGCAGACATCAACAAGCTCGATGGCATGACATCAACCACAGCCGAGCTTAATAAGCTCCACGGCGTGACCGCAAGCACGGCAGAAATCAACTACCTAACTGGCGTCACAAGCAGCATTCAAACGCAAATAAACAATATCGCAAACCAATCTCAAGGTGTCACAAGCAGAATATATCATTATTCACCCGGCGTTATTTCTGGAGTAACATCGCAAATCATTAACGAAGCGACACTAAGGGCAGAATACGGAATTAACTCAAGTTATAGGGTTGATCCTGATTCAATAAGTGTAAGCGTGTATAAGCTTGAAACCGAACGCTGGTATTTGCTCCCGCCAGCATTATCTTCAGAAGGTATTATATTTTTCAACACCACCACAGCAGGACCAACCAGTCAAACCGTATTAAACAGCATAAACGTAGCGCTCTCAAGCTCAGAGTCTTATCGCATTGTCGTTAACTATAAAGTTTTAGCATTAGCAGGAGTATAACATGAAACATTTACAAATCGACCCTAATGGAAATCCTATGCCGGTATTTTTCCCCGGCACAAAAACCGCAAACGCAACAATTAAAGTAGACGGCACAAGTGCAAGCGCCGCAACCACAAACGCAATCCATGCAACCGAAAATACGGTCGTTCGGCTTTTAGCAGATGCTGATTGCCATATCGCCATTGATACGGCTCCCACTGCCACAGTGGGCGACATCCCGTTGACCGCAGGATTGCCTGAGTTTTTCGTAATCAGTGCCGGAGCTAAAATCGCGGTTCTTGGCGCAAACCTTTATATCACCGCACATACAGGAGCATAACCATGTTTGACGCAATACTTTCCAACATCGACAAAATGCAGGCTATAGTCGTAGCCTTATCTGCGCTTATCGGCGCAATCGTGACATTGGTGATCACGTGCATCCGTGAATACAAGCGCATCAAGAAAGAGATCGCCGCTGAAGAGTTCAAAGAAATCGCAGCACCGTTCAGCAAGATAGCCGAGACCCAGCCGATGAAAGTGCTGGAGACTTTGATTAATCCGCCCGTTGACAATTCGCCAATGATCGCCAATAGCAATGAGGGCAAGGCTCTTATCGTTGGGCAAGCTGCGATTGAGAAGGCGCAGAAAGAGAAGCCATCGCTTTTGAAGAAGCTTGGCATCAATAGCGCAGCCGATGCCGTTCCTCTGGTATCGAGCCTGTATAAGCTCATCAAGCCACTGGTGAAGAAATGAGCGGTCTCGGCTTAGGTCTCGGTCTTGGTCTCGGAAGGAATGTGGGAGGTCTGCTTCCTGAGACGAAGGCGGTAATTGATGCTGCTATGTCCGCAGGTGGTGAAATCCGCTATCAAAATCAACTCAATACGTTTATCCGTGCGCTTAAAGCTGCGTCAATATGGGATAAGTTTGATAGGTTGTATCTTGCTAATTACGAGTCCATCGGCTCTCGTTTGAATCTTATAAATCCCGCTATCTCAGCAATTAATATCAACACGGTATTGTTCACGAATAAGCGTGGCTGGAGCGTGACAGACCCGTATTGCGCTTTAGACTTGAACGTCAACCTAACACCTGGACTATCAAATTCAGCAACCAAATACGTGAACGGTTCAGGCTCACTCATGATATATCTGCTTGACAGCCTTGACATGAATACGAACACCTTTGCGGCAATAATCGGTTCGCATAATGGATTTAACGCACAGCAAAACTATATATACAAATCATCTTCATCTGCCAACGTTATATTATTCGCACAGTATCAGAGCCAAGCCGTACTTGCTGGCAGACCAACGGCAAATATAGAAGCACCCATAAAGGGATTGCTTGCCACATCCAGAAGCACGGATGCTTTACACTATCTCAGAGCCAACAAGACAATCTATGATGGCAACAACAACAGCTATGCGAATAACCTCTATATTGACGGCAATGTGTGGTCACTGAACACAAACAACAACGGAGCGGGTAGCGCATTCCCTTTGCTAAATATTGCAACTCCTTTCCACGCAGTGGGCGGGCACATGACAAACGCAGAAATGGCTACCCTCGAAACCATTGTAGAGAATTACCTGACAAGCATTGGAGTGGTATTATGATGGCGATAAAATTAACGAAAGCGAAAGCTGACAGTGTGCGTGGCAATTATCCGCATAACCATAGGCTTGAACCCATCAAGATAGACAGTTATTACTATCTACCTGCATCTGTGCTTGAGATTACCGCTTATGATGGGACGCTGGACATACTGAACGATTGCCCAATAGTACACATAGAGCCAGAGGTGGAAGATGAAATTAACTAATACTCACAAGCATTTCGTGCTAATGCTTTTGCTTGGCATACTCGCATGGGCGTTTGCCTACATAGGCAAGGCGCAGGGATTGGGATACTTCCCGAATATCGCTGCATTTATGATTACGGTATATGTGGAGTATCGGCAATGGTCACGAAGCGGAAAGCCGTTTATGGTGCTACTAAAACAGCGTGGGCTGGACTCGCTGGTTGACATCTTGGCTGGCAATGCTGGATTCTTTCTTGGCTACAATGTGCTGCTGAGACTGTTTGCTGGCGGATGGATAGTATAATGGCACAGCTATCAAAGAACTTCACATCGGAAGAGTTTGCCTGCCAATGCGGATGCGGATACGACACGCCAAATCCAGAGCTTATCCGAATGCTACAAGCTGCACGTGACCTATACGGCAAGCCAATGCGCATCACAAGCGGATGCCGATGCATAAAGCACAATCGCAATGTGGGCGGAGCTTCAAACTCCGCTCATTTATCGGGCAAGGCTGTTGACATCGCCACCCCCACCGGTGAATCTCGCTATCTGATAATCGAGTCACTCATGGCAGCTGGATTCAAGCGCATAGGGATAAACTTCAAACAACGATTCGTTCACGCAGACATAGACGATTCAAAGCCACACCCCACGATCTTTAGCTACTAAAACAGCCATTTATTAAGGAGTTTAACATGATTACCAATCTCAAAAAACACGCCCTCGTAGGCTTTGCCGTCGGGTTTATTTCAGCCATCCTGGTGAATTTCCTTCCCTGGATGGACAAGGTTCCAGGGCGTCCGGCCAACCCGCAGGTAAACAAGACCTGGATTATTGGGACAGTAGCCTGGATTGGCATTATCCTGGCGTGGGAACTGCTGCAGCTCCTAACCAGTAAAAAGAAGAACCAGTACATCAGCAACAAGTGGTTGGACAGCCTGGCTGACATCGTGGTGGGCTGGGTGGCGTTCATGCTTCCCTGGTCAGTATTGGTGTTGGGCAGTTATGGCGGAAACCTCCTGAGACCGTAACAGATGTCAAAATTCACGCAGCGCCAACACAAGGCCCTGGCTGAAATAGCAGCCAGAACAGCGCACCTGCGCCCGTTCGCCGATTGCAGCCCGCAGGTGCGCGCCGAGCGTATTGAGCGCGCTACAGGTGACGGGTGGGGGGCGTTCTCATATTTTTGTGAAAGGAAGAAACGATGGACATTAACAGTATCGACACATTGAGGATGGATGGCATAGACTATGCTGTGTCCATAATCGAGCCAAACGAACTTGGGTCCGCTATCGATGGCGAAATAAACTATGGACAGCAAAAGATTATCATAAAAAACATGAAACCGTCTGCGTGGCTGCAAACGATATGGCACGAGATAATCCACCACATCGACACATATCGCCTGCGCAATACGTTATCTGAAAGCGATATTGACACCATAGCTACCTCAATCAATGCGATCCTGCTTGATAACCCCGACCTCACTATGGAAATTTGGCAGGTAGCAACATCAGGCAATTTCACAATAGAGGACGATGCGGATGCAAACGAAACTGATTGAAATTCAGGCAAAAACGGCAACCGTTTATTTTCTTGGCGATATTCATGAAGGTGATGCCAATCACCAAGCAAAGGCGCTCGCGAAAGCGATTGACATTATCGCCAACGATTCTAATGCATACTGGATTGGCATGGGCGACTATATAGACGCCATCAATCACCGGGATCCAAGATTCAACCCATTGGAAATGGCGCAAGAATATAACATCAAAGACCTTGCCGATTTGCCAAAACGCCAGTGCCAAAAGCTGGCGGATAAACTGAAGCCGATAGCGCATCAATGCCTTGGGCTTGTCTCCGGGAATCACGAGGATTCGCTTCGCAGGAATAGCATATTTGATCCGACCGGATATCTTGCTGAGCTGCTAAACACAGAATCGCTTGGCGGAAAAGGCTGGGTTATTTTGCGGTTTCTGCGAACAAAAAAACACGGCAATGCGGCAGAAACATATCGCATTTGTGTAGCACATGGCACAGGCGGCGGAGGGATGCGGGAAGGATACCCGATTAACAAAGCATACGATGTGTTCCGCTGGGATGTCGCAGATGTTTGCGTGATGGGGCACATCCACAAAATGCAGACGGATAAAGCAGAATTCATGTCATGCGACTACAACACAATCCGCATAAAAAGAGCATGGTATGGCACAAACGGCTGTTTCCTATCAAAATCGGAAATCGGAACTGACGGATACTACGAGCAGAAACCCGGTAAGCCTTCAGATATCGGTATGCTAAAATACACAATCAAAACCAAAATACGAGACAAATCAACCGCTATAACTTCGCTGGAAAAAATATACATCTAAGGACTGACAAATGGGAATCACAATTGGGAACGTAATCACATTGGGACTCGCAGTGGTTTCATTCATTTTCGGATACGCTACGCTCCATCAGAGAGTGAAGCAACTGGAATCTAAAATCAACGAAATCGATACGTTGCGGCAAGATATCCGCAACATTAGCGACACGCTACAAAACCTGATGGGGAAATTGGATATTTTCATCAAAATTCAATGTGATAAAGAATAATGCCCATCATCTCCTTCCTGACCGCCCTGCAATACGGGCGGTTTTTTGTAGGCAAAGAAAACCCCCACCCGTTAGAATGAGCCGGGCGGGGGAGACAGAATACCTAAACTGTGAACAATCTATTTTGACGTGCGCTTCCTGTCAAGAGATTTGTTTTGCGCAATAAAAAAAGCCCCGGCGAAATAAACAACCGAGGCTTTGGAGATACCGAACCAGCTTTCATAATCGAATGTTATTTGTCAACTCTTTTGTTTCCCATACGCGCATAATGATTGCGTCATTATATCCGTATCGCTTCCACGCATGGATGGCCACAATTTGGCTGTCATCGCTCCAAATCACGCCGTTAAGCGCATCGAATACGCCCTTGCACAGATTATCTATGTCTGGTCGTGATTGCTTGTATACGCTTCTTTCTCGCAGTTCTGCGATGCGCTTCTTTCCCCACGATTTTGGGTGCCCCCAAACGAACTCTACTGACACATACAGCATCCCTGATTGATTCCGCTGGCTCGGATCTGTTTGCGCCAATGCCATTGCTGTGATCGCTTTTTGGTATTCGGTTACGGCTCTGCTCTGGTAGCTGTGCTTACCCATGCGAAAGCTTTGCTTAGCCTTCGGCGTGATGTCGAAATATAGGCTGATCATTTTCCGCTCCATAGAAAGATCAGGAAGAATATGATGCTTATGCCGGCAGCGATGTTCAGGTGTGGAATGTTCACCCGAAAAACATACGCAATCACCAGCGGAGTTTCTGCAAGTATCGCTATCAGAAGGCTTATATTTGCTATTTTGTGTTTCAATTTCTTGCTCATGGTTTTCTCCTTTGGGTTGCCCCAGATTTATGTTCCATCCTCATCGCCATCTGATTCATCTGCTCAACGAGGGAACGGTTGTCAGCTCTGAGATTGGCGTTCTCTGCTTCGAGGTTGGCAATGCGGTCATTCATTACATTGAAAGCACGGTGGATATACTCCATTTCTGCTTTCGTTACATCCATGAGAGTTATGTAAGAACCGTGCATTGCTCTGTTGATAATGCTGGCTGCTTCGCTTATGGATGCAGCATTTTCCTCTGCTGTGTATTCTTGCTTAGTCATTTCTCTTCCTCCTCCTGCTTTTGCTCTTTTTCTTTCGCCACATCTTCAGCAACTTTATCCGCAAAAAGCGCATCCGTAATATCCTGGAAGTGCTTGCCAATCCCATTGCGCTCGTATCCATTCGTTCCGGCGAGCCATGAGTAGAATTGCCGATCAC